TCGCCGACGATTTGGACGAAAACGGGCTGGGTTTCTTTTGTGAATATGATAAAGACGGCACGCTGGTAGGCATCAACTATCCCATGCTTGGTGTGGCGGCGCTCCGCCTCGCTCAACAGGTGGCGGATGAATTGGACGCGCTCAAAGCTAAGGTGGAAGCTCTATCCACCAACGAAGATAAAATAGTCGTAGACGATTCGGAGGAATGATTATGGCTATCATCATGCACCCGCTTACCGCGAAGAACGGTTCCCCGGAGTACACGGCGGACGATTACAGGCACGCCATCAATCCTCTGTTGCTGCCGTCCGATGGTAGCGCGTTCAACGGGTTGTCGGGCATTCGTTACGGTTCTCCGAGTCCTCTGGTCACGGTGAGCGGTCTGACTGCTACGGTCAAGGCTCATTGCGGTACCATCAGCCCGTGGGATGGCCTCGGAGCGTACACTTACGCCATCACCACCAATACGACCGTGCAATTGGCGGACTCCACCAACGATTACAAGATCGCGGTGACGGTGGAAGACCCTTCGCAGTCTCATGGTACGACTCCACGCGGCAAGATTGAAGTGTTCACGGCTGGTACGCCTGACTCTAATATCAACGGTCTTGTAATCGCTGAGGTTAACGCCGGTGTCGCGTCGGATGCGGCCCCGATGATTCGCAATAATGCGATTCTGATGGCGCGTGATCTTGAACAGCTCAACACTATTGACGCTGTGGACGGGCAGGAGGCTGTGACGATGGTCAATAATGCCCATTATGTCAGAAACGACGGAACATGGGAGGGATACGACTTTATCAAGTCCAGCGCAATAGCGAGATGCGCGTCATACATAAACAACAGTAATTGGTACGAGTTCAGTGTGAACAGCATCACCAATATGAGCGGCACCACACTCACCGACTATTCACTGGGCAAGGAAGGCAGCAAGGGATATCTTCAGGTAAACAGGAACGGCATGTACGCTTTAAACGGGTTCGTTAATGTTGCAGAACTCGGAGTTTCGGGCAACATATATAACGTAGGGTTCCGCACTGCATTTTCGGATAATGCTTGGGTGTTTTCACTTCCGTCGCCAGTCTATGTCGATAACAACGCAATCCTGTCTAATGCGTATTCGTCATTGCCTGTTCCCACCACGTTCGCGTATATTAAGACGGGCACGAGAATCACGTTAGGCTTCGACAACGGGTTCGCGAGAAGAATAGGTTCAATGACCAACTTCCAGATCAGAAGAATCGGCTAATACTCCCAGCATACGGTGATACGCCCACTCTGCAACGTGTTTTCGGAACCATACAATATGAAAATCTGCCCGGACGCATTGATACTGAACGATGCCGCACGATTCGGATAATTAGGGTGAAAGAAAGTCAACGGTACAGTACTACCGGAGCCAAGCAATACCATGCCGTAGGCATGAATGATGTTGTCAACATTCCCAACAGTACCGACAACTGTATTACGTGCGACACTACCGAACGTAATCGTCCTACGTTCCGGCTCCCATGTTCCGTCGTTTCTGACATAATGGGCATTATTGTATCGGTATAGGATAAGACTATGATTAATATTCTCACGGCGATCATCGGCGTAGGCGGCGTAGCACTCGGAGGACTCATAACATGGTTGGCTAACCGCCGGTCAAACCTAGCCAGCGCGTATCAAGCCCTAGTTTCCGCGCAGGGGGATATGAAACGGCAGATCGACGCGCAAGACCAGAAGATAAACGGGCTGATAAAGCATCGTGATGCGTTGCAATACACCATCGACTTGGAGACGGGGTACATTCGCGCGTTGGGACACTGGCTATCACAGTTCTGCGAGATCATCGAGCCTGAATTTTTGGAGAATCATCCTAAACCGTCGTTGCCTAATGATCTACGCGAACGTATTGCGTCGCTTGAGGAATTGACCGGAGATAATGACTAGCCGAGCCTGTTCACGAACATGACCCCTTTTTCACGCATGGTGCCGGAAACGTTATTGTTTGTGAAAACCCATATCTTCGTGTCCGGCTGAGTTACTCTCAGCACCGTGGCCAAATTCAATCGGGTGAAACCATTTGAACCCGTTAATTGTTCGCTTACATTCGGGCCTAACATCGTTATGCCACTTTCGACACCGACATTGAGATTCAGCCATCCTGCATCAATCGCCAATGCCAGCGAAACGTAGACGGAGTAATCACCTACGGGGAGATTAGTTACGTTCGACCCGTTCCTATTGCTCACAATAGATACGCCGTCGAAGTCGTTATGAGTAAGTGACATACTCATTAGCGTCATGCCTTTATTTACTTGCAATTGCCCGTCTGATCTGGTGAAAGTTACCATAGCATATGGGTGGATCACAACGTTCTTCTGTTTCCATGTTCTGCTGCTTTGTACATAATGGGCATTATCGGTGATAATAATATCAATTCGTTTTTGATGATAAGATGATCCTATGAGACGTTTCAAACGGTGCATGATCATTATCATGTCGCTCTTCGTCGTCTCGTTCATAGTCCACGTCCTGATAACGGCCTACGCCGTTTTATGCATGGCGTGGCTGTCCTTCTACACAATCAGCTTATAAAGGAGTTTCAATGGCTTTGAACGGTATCGACATCAGCAATTGGCAGGCTGGTATAGACTTGTCTGCCGTACCGTGTGATTTCGTTATCAGTAAGGCGACAGAGGGATGCTGGTACGTGTCAGCGGATTGTGCTCGGCAAGTGGAACAGGCGTTGAGTCTGGGAAAGTGTGTGGGCGTATACCATTACGCCAACGGTGGTAACGCCGTTTCCGAAGCTGACTTTTTTGTGAACAATTGCGCGAATTGGGTCGGTAAGGTCGTATGGTGCTTGGACTGGGAGCCACAGGGTAATGGACTGGTCGGGTCTGGCGCGTCTGCTCAGCAGTGGATTAGGTCGTTCTGCGATCGTGTGTACGAGCGTACAGGCTCCCAGCCTATCGTCTACGTGGGAGCGTCTATGCTTAACGATGCTCAGAATATTGGAGATCGTGGATTGTGGGTGGCTCAGTACGCGAATATGGACGCTACTGGGTATCAGGATACGCCGTGGAACGAGGGCGCGTATGCGTGCGCGATCCGCCAGTATTCGGGCAATGGTCGTCTGCCCGGATATTCAGGCAGTCTTGACCTTGACAAGTTCTACGGTGATGTTGACGCTTGGAACGCGTACAAGGCGGGTCATTCGAGTGTGACCAACGTGCCGACTCCTTCCGCTCCTGCTCCGTCTACTCCCGCGTCTGGCACCTATACGGTGCGCTCTGGGGACACGCTGAGTGGTATTGCGTCGATGTATGGGACTAGCTGGCAGGTTCTGGCGCAGATTAATAATCTGTCTGACCCGAATCTGATTTATCCGGGTCAGGTGCTGAATATCAATGGTACTGCCAATACTGTTCAGTCCGGTAGCGGCACGTATACGGTGCAGTCGGGGGACACACTGAGCGGTATCGCCGCCAAGTTCGGGACTTCGTGGCAGACCATCCAGCAGCTTAACGGCATTGCCGACCCTAATCTGATTTATCCGGGTCAGGTGCTGAAACTGCCGGGCGGCGCACCGTCACCGTCCGTTACGACGTACACTATCCAGCCCGGTGACACATTGAGTGGTATCGCCGCCCAGTATGGTACCAGTGTTTCCAATCTGGTGGCGTTGAACGGTATCGCCAACCCTGATGTGATCTACGCGGGCCAGACAATCCGCATCAAGTAGCCTATTTTGGAGGTTTGTTATGAGCATTAATACTGGTGAGCCGACCACTGAAACAGTGGTCACCAATGAGATGCCGGACGGTAATGATAATTACGTGCCGACGTTCAACGCCGCGACTCGTAAGTGGGCGTATCTGGTTTCCGGTCTGGTTGGTATCGCCGGTGCGGTGCTGAGTTTCGTGAGCGCCGTGCCGGACGTGCCGTCGTGGGTGGCTGTGCTGGGTGGCGCTTGCGCTCTGGTCGGCTCCGGCGTGGCTGGAATGTTCGGCGTCCACTACGTGGGCATCTCCAAGTGAGGTAATGATGACAACCGCATTGCTTGAAGTCAATCAAGCAATCATGCAAGGAGCATAACCAATGTTCGAAACATTCCAAACCGTCATCAACGCCGGAGGCTATGACCTCGCTGCCCTCACCGAGCGCATCAAGACCATGTACGTGATGGGCGAACTCACCGAGGAGGAGATGAAGCAACTCCTCGAATCCGCTCAGGCCAACGCCAAGCCCGACGATTCCTACGCTCCGTTGGCCGAGCGTGTGAAGGCCTTCGAGGAATGGGAAACGACCGTAGAGGAACGTCTCACCAAACTTGAAACCGGTTCATCGGCCAAACCCGGCGACGAATGGCCGGAATACAAGCAGCCAACCGGCGCGCACGACGCCTACCTCGTAGGCGACAAAATCACCTACAACGGGAAACACTACACGTGCGTAATGGACGGGTGCGTGTGGCCTCCGGACACCTACCCGCAGGGGTGGCAGGAAGAGGCATGACCCGCATCTACACTGGCACCTCCAAGTGATAGACTGGGGTTGCTCCTTTCGAGCGATGGTGTGATGACCGATTAAATTAGCCCGGCACTGGTCTTGATGACTAATGTCGGGCTAGTTTTTTTAGTTGTTTAGCAGATACTCACGGTTCCTGTATTCACTTAATGCTGGAACGGTTTCTGGATGATCGTTGTAGGCGCTGACCAGCCATCCTTTTACGTATGATTCCTTTGGGTGGGCGTGGATGCGTGCGTGGCATCCCATAGTCCCCGACCCACATACGGTAATCAGGTTGCTGGGTAGGTTTAGTCCTTCCCAAGCGTGTGAGCGCATACGCCGGTGATGCAGATTAAAAGCGGAGGCGCTTAATGTTCTCCCACAGATGAAGCATCTGCCGTGGTCTCGGTGGAACACTTTCATACGGGTTTCGATATCAGGGTCTGTTTTGCTCACTCGGATACTCCTTCGCAGTGAAAGAAGTACAAGGTTATCGGGGAGACGAGTTTGAAGAAATATTGCCTATCGGTGTCTGTCTTGCATTCATGAATGGCCGTGATCTTAACGCCTTCAACGCTGCCCAGAACGTCGTAGAGTTTGAGGAACGCTTTGGCGTCTTTAATCCCGATTTGACCGAACGTGAGTTCCTGTCCGAGCCCTTGGGTGTCGATGATTACCTGTGCTTGCGGTGTCTTCTGCAAGAGTCTGATGATCGAGGTCAGATAGTTGATGGTTTCCATTGTTGCTCCTTTGGTGTGATGATGATTGGATTAATGGTGCAGGTTTTTAGACTATGTTCTAGTCTTTGGTCAGGATGTCGTATCCGAGTTGTTCGGCTAGTCGCAACCGGTATTGCTTTTGCGGTTTGCGGCGTCCGGTTTCCCACATGGCTATTACGTTTGGGCTGGCGACGCCGATTCGTTCGGCGAGTTCAGCCTGTGAATACCCGTGTCGTAGACGCCAGTATTTGATGCACTGGCCGATGGTTACGCGGTCGCTGATGGTCGCGTAGTCAACTGGGATGTTGCCGATGTTCTGTCGTGTGAAGAACTGGCCGGTCTGGCTGTCCTGTTCCACGGTGACTTCTTGACCGTTGATTACTGTACTGATTTTGTTTTGCTTGCGCATGTTTCACCTCCATACGATATATAGGTCATATCATATTGTTTCTGTTTCGCAAAACAGCTCACTAATGGCTTCGCGCCCGTCGTCAGTCAGCGCGAAACGCCAGCAATGACGGTGCCGACTGTTCACACCCTCCCGATCGACACGGCACACATGACCCGAACGCTCAAGCTCGATCATGCGCGACCTCAAGCCCTGCGGAGTATCGTCATACTTCGCTAACGCCGCCATCTGCTCGATTTCCTCGTGGGTAAGCGGACGCTTCGCCACCCACAGAATCAGCAGCACATGCACCTGTTGTTTGCCGAACATCATGCCACCGCCGTTTCAGCGGAGTGGCGGAGGAACGCGGCCACGCCAGCGGCCACAATCCACCCGGCCACCCACTTGACCCCGAACCGTACCCGGTTGATCTTGGCTGCCATCGCCCACACTGGGAGCGACACCCACGGGCTGAGGCACCAGCCGCAATAGGCGAGTTCTCCGAGACTGTACACGTAACCCTTGGCCCACGTGGGGAGCAAGTTGGACAGGTTCTCGGTCTTTACGGTCAGCTTGCGGCGGAGCTCGGAGAACATATAGCCGGGGCCGGGCGAGAGCTGCACGACAGTGGTTACGTATCCCGCTGTGATCCCAGCCGAAAGCACGGCAGTCCACCAGTTCGGTTCAGTCTTCATCGGTCTTCCTTTCCTCGTGGCGACGCCAGCAGTGATATCGCTTGTCATAGTCCGCGTACAGCTCTTCGTAGAGTCGTTTCGCCTCGTTGGTGGCTTCGTCGTGGTCGACCCCGTGCTGCTGCAAGGCGTATTGAGCGGCACCGACCCAGATGGAGCGGCGCACGTGCTGATACCAACGGTCGAACAGTTTGCCGCACACCTTGTCATGCTTGTTGTCTCCGAGAAAGTCGGCAACGCTCTCCACCACGAACTTACGCAGAGTGTTTGCGGTGATATGGTTACGGTCGAACAGTTCCAGCACGTCGCTGGTTAAACCGTTATTCTTCATTGGGTTCCTCCTCTTCTTCTGGTTCGTCATCGTCCACTAGATAATCGTCAAGGCTGATGTCTTGCGGTTCGAAGTAAATCAATCCGTCCAGCAAGATCATCGGGTAGCGCACGATTACGCCTTGATCTTTGGCGATTGTGCGTATCGCCCGGGCGGTGGGGCTGCCCGACGATACGATACGGAGCCTACGCCCCATCTGTTGGGCGTATACGCGGCACGTCATCAGATAAACGGCGCTCTGCCGCTTGCATGTGGGGCATCCGTCGAACAAGGCGAACATGTCAGGGCTTTCCAAAATCGTTGCGGTCTTCATCAGAACATCACTCCCAGAGTGGCGGACAGCACATCGGAAATATGGAGCGTGGCCAATTGACAGCGCTTATGGTTCTCGATCTCTTCGGTGATGTCTTTCCTGTACACGTGAATGACTTGATGGTGCGCCGCTCCGACAACGCGCGGGTCGAACATTGAGAAGAAAAGTACTTCCAGCGAATCGCACACCACGAAGTATTGCAGCACCTGCGCCTTATACTGGTCGGGTATGAAGTCGAAGCCGGTCGCCTTGGAATCCAGAGTGTACTCGGGCAATACCTGTTCAATGACGTCCACCAGTTCGGGTTTCAGGTTGGCGATGTGAGATCGTATGGCGTCCGTGTGCATCATCCACGGTACGACGGTCTGCAAGTGGTAGGCGGAGCCGAGCGACTTGCATTCGATGGCCCACTTCGGCCTCTCACTGTTCTCGTAGGCGTCTGGGCTGCACGCGATACGGTCGTCGTCGTCACTCTCCCAGATGCCGCAGTCGGTCACGCAATCGCCTTGGTCGAAGCCGAGCGTTTTGAGCGTGATCTGAATGTTCTCGGGTTCGAGACGGTGGCCGCGTTCCATCGGCGGTTCACCGTCCGCTGGTTCAGCCCACAGTTCTGCAAGGAATTTCCAGAAGTCCACGCCGACCTTAAGCCGTTTGTTCTTTGCTTCGGCGTCCACGATCTTCTCGTCGTAGTTCTGGGCCTTCGTGTAATACTCGTTGGCTTTGTCTGGCGTCTTCGCCTTCTTCGCTTGTTCCAACGCCTTGTCTCGGTACTCTTTGAGTTTCTCTACGTCGGTCTGAGCGTAGTGTTCCAAGGCGAGTCCGCCGCTTTTGGTGCCGGTGATACGGCCCACTCGTTCATCAAGCCATGCTTCCGTGTCGGACGACTGGCTGACATTAATGATCTTCATTGTGGTTGTCCTTTCGGTTGGGTGTGGGCGGGTGATGAGTCCCGCCCACAAGTCTTCACTGATGGAATATGCTGGGAAATAAACAATCGAAGCCAGCAGACGCGACTAGCGCAATCCGCCGCAAATGTCTTTCACTCCGGCAAGATAGTCCAATTCGCCCTCGAAATCATGTGCATCCTCCGAGAGCTCATCAAGACAGCTCTCATCCGCATAATGCGAGAAGTCAACGCAAAGAGGGAAATTGGGATCGATACCCACATAGCATTCCGTACCATCCGCGAAAACCACCTTGATAGTGTCCTCGGGACGTATGCCGGATACCATTTCCGTATCCTTGACATTCAACCCGTGATTGTAGACCTCGCTGGAAAGCTGATGAAGGTCAATTTCACAGATTGGGTATGCGCTACGGTCGAGTTCCGTCACGTCAACAAACTGATTCGGCTGCGGGCCTCCTGCAAAGTCGCCCTCACCGGCCACCATGTCGTTTGCATACTCAATGCAGTAATCGACGTCATCCACGATGTAGGCGAGCTCCGGTTCGCTGACGGTCTTCAAACCGCCGACCTCGAAGAAGTCGGCAGACCAGTCGGGGCCGTACTGCGAGTTTTCCTCATCCCATTCGCGGATGCTGATTTCCACTGCTTTGTTGTTGTCGATAAGCCTAGTCATTTTGGTTTGTCCTTCCTTTGGATATAAGTTCAAGCCGTTTGCTTGATATATATAATATATCACATGTGGTGGGATTAGGCAATCAGCGACACGCAGGGACATATTCCAGCGCCCCCAGTAGGACGTGGATAATCAACGGTGATTGATGGGCGTGATTGATAGGCTCACGCCCGAAAGTCCGGAACAAGTCAGCGCATACGCTTGCGGTTAGGGCAATTGGGATATTCGATAGCCCGACACTGTAGGGCTTCTTCCATTTCCAAACGACGCGCATTGCTGCACAGGAAACACGCCTCAGCGGTATTGCGACACTCTTCGCGCCACAATGCATCAGCACGTTTCGGATTATCACAGTCACTTTCGGCGATAAAACAGCGCAAGGCGCTCTCACGGCAACGTTCGGCCTCATCCCGCAGCTTTCGGGAATCTGGCGTCACAGGAAAACCGTAGTACGGGTAACGTTGATCGACGGGGCACTTCTCACACATGACTTGCCCCTCAGTGTTCCCGCGCGTACCGGCTGATAACACGCTCCGCCTGACTGAGGGCACGCGCCTGCAAGTCAAGCATAGGCTCGCCACGGAACGCCATGCTTGCATCATGACCATCAGCCATATACCGGCGCATTTCGGACGGGGTGAAGAACCGGGCGGCGATATCCACGTCGTACACGAGAGCGCACCCGCCGTAACTGTATTCCCGCCAATTGTCCGCGCCGTTCAGCAACATCGCGCGACGCGATCCGAAGTGGTCGGGAAGAACCGTTTCGGGCATGTCGAGTGAATCAAGCAATGCCAGCGCGGTATCCTTCACGCCATGGCCCCACTTGCTGCGGGGCTTGAACTCGGCTTCGATATTCTTGTAGGTCTCATTAACGGTATACATTTTGACACTCCATTTCAGCCCCCTTGCTGGAATAAGAGGGCTTATAAATCGGTTTGTTTTAAGCAAAACTCCAAAAGTGCGCAAGCTCGAAATGCCACTCACATTCAGTTGACGGCGTTCATCAGACTGTTGAGGTCGGTTTGCGTGAGTCCTTTCCATCCCCTGACCTGACGGTTCAGAGTCCCGTTGATAAACTCGCCGCGCGCCTCCGATGGGATGTTGTGCGCGTCCATCGCATTGACCAGCTCGGCGTATTGCTCCGCGCTGATCGCACGGTCTGCGGTCTCGTAACGCTGTTTTGCATACGCGCCGTCGTCGTCCTTGTCGGGGAAGATTCCCAACACTGCGTAGAGACTGTAGCGGCGGGCGTAGGTGATCGCGCTGCCTACCTGCTGCGGGTCGCCGGTCACGAAGAACGGGTAAGAGCAGGCCACCATTTGTTCTTCATTATCGAAGATGATGGTCTCTACTGTTCCGATGAACTGTCGCGCTTCTCCCGTGTTGTTGAACGTGACGCGCTGGCTGAATGCCAGCCCGTGTTTCTCGAAAACTGGTTTGATGGTCTTGAGTATCGTGGCGAGGTTGAGATACTTGTAAGTCCGTTTGCCTGCCTGCGCGGTTTCGTCGGTGACGAAGTTTGGGACTTCGTTGAGGACTTGCATGAACTTGTTGCTGAGATTGTTGGTTGCCATCTCAGTGTTCCTTTCTGATAGTGTGATGATATATAAAGTATATCACATGTTGCGTGATATTACAAATGTGATTACTTGAGTTTGTGGACTAGGACCCTCACATGGAGGCATTGGATGTTGTATCTTCCCGCGAAAATGCTCTTGATCGAGAAGCGGCCTTTAGGTCCGGAGATGATGCCGTTGATTCTTCCCTCGGGGCCGATGTAGGTCCACTCGACTTCGTCTATGCCTCCGGCTTTGTCGTTGCAACGGTCGATGATGTCGGCCTTCTTGCAGGAGGCTTCCTTGTCGAGGAACGTGGCGAACTTTACGGGGTCGTAAACGGAGTCGTATCCATGTTCTACGACCATCTTGCCGTAGCTGCTTTTAAGGTCGGACTGAGCCTTAAGCTTGTTATAACCGTCGAGCTCGGGATCGTGCCAGATGGCTTTCCGCTTTTCCTTGTACTGTTTGTAGAGGGCTGGGACTTGTTCGGTGAGGTTGGCTTTCCAGTTGTCGAGCAGTTGGTCGATGGGTTTCAGGTTGTTGTTCATTGTTACCTCTTTGGGGTATAAGGTCAAGCCGTTTGCTTGATATATATAATATATCACATGTGGTGGGATTAGGCAATCAGCGACACGCAGGGTGGCATGTCCCAGCACCCCCAGTATGACGTGCTAGGACGAGTGTCTAAGACGCCATAACTGGCGAGGTAATGCCAATTAGGACGCTAGGACGCTAGGACATGTATTAAGTCAGATTGGCCATGCCTCGCCGTTCGTCAAATACACATTATCTGCGTCCCCGTTGTCGAACTGGGCACCCAAAAGCCCGTCCAGCATTGGCATCCCGCCGAGATTGTACGCCTCAACGAAGAATTCGAGGCGGTTCGGCTGATTGCCTTCAAGCACGTACATGGTGCTCGCCCACTCGGTCTTCCCGTTACGTTCCTCATAATCCCGGAATGCTTGCTCGTACACGTCGGCGTCAACGTACCCGTAATCTCCGATACGCCAAATATCGTCCGTCTCGGTGTATGTGTCGAAGTCGCGGCATTCGGGAATCAGACTGGTGTCGATGCTGTTAATCATGTCGCGGGCCTGTTCGACGGTGATATTTCTAACTGTTTCCATTGTTTCCTCCTTGGGTATATCTCAAGCCTTATCGCTTGATATATTCATTATATCACATTGTGTCTTGTGATGAAAAAAAAAAGGCCGGGACTCGCCCGGCCTGTAATCACTCTTCCTCGGCGTCTTTCCTCGCTATTTCGATGATCTTGGATACCGCAGCAGCCATATTCTTGATTCCGTTACGTGAAGCGAACGCCGTCACCTGATGCACGAACTCGTCGTATAATTCCATAGGCACCAACCCGAGCATGTCCGAGTTGCAATCATCCACGAACTGTTCAAGTTCTTCGTATTCGCGGGTCAGAAACAAAAACTCCACGTCCTTATACTCGTACTTCACATTCAAACCGTTCAGGTTGACTTGCTGCGGTTCGACGTGCGGTAGGCTGTCCTGATCGAGTCCGCTGAGCAACAAGTCGTCTACGTTGTCCATCTGAGTGACCAGCTGCGCCAGTAGTTTCTCGTCGGCGTGGCCGGTGAGTTCGTTGGCGGCTATCTGCTTCGCCGTTATGGTGGAACGTGTCATAGGCTTCGTGTCCACGATAACCGGGATACGTTGGATACCGGCGCGGGCGGCGGCTCTTGTACGATGATGGCCGGAAACAATACTTATCGGCCCTTCTCCGTTCGGTTGCGAACAGTACGGCAATGACTCCAACATCCCTCGTAGCTTGATGTTCTGGGTCAGCGCGTCGAACTTACGTGGTTCCATGACCTGCGCGTTCAGGTCTTGTTCCTTGAGATTGACCACGTCAACCCACTTGATTACCAAACCGTCGGCTATGGTCATTTCTTGCGACGTGTCGACATCGGCCATTATTTCCTCCTGTTCTCTTTGGCTAGGAACTGTCCGAGAATGTTCCTTAAGCCGATCTCTTCGTGCCAATCGCTCTTATACTGCAATTGGTACTGTCCGTTTTTACGGTCGCGTCTGTCCAGTTTCATCAGGCCGCGAAGTCCCTTGGCTTCGGGGTATCGCGTGTACTCAACGGTTGCCAGCCCATCGCACGCATCGACGAGTATCTGTGTCTTGGGCGTCGCGCAGAGCTGGAACGTGGAACGACGTAACGCTATCATCGTGACCAGCTTCGTAAGCCGATACCGTTCGTGGGATACCCCGAATGCTTGACGCAATACCGCGTAGCGAATCGTGTACATGGGATTTGGCAAACCATATCCGATGATCCCGGCAACGTAACCGTCGATTAGTACGAGAACACACATCGGGCTCACGTTTCCCGATATCCTATGCCGCATCACTTGCAGATACGAGTCTTGGGCCGCGCTATCGCGTAACGGTACGACCTTGATTTCGGAACGTTCGGTAATCTGATGATCTCTAGGCAATATCGGTATCGGTATCTCCGCCGATTTCGACGACGCCACAGTCACCATGTTCCCGCCGACAAGACGTTTGACCTCGTTCGGACGGTTGGAATTCATGTAAATCACACTGTCCAAACCCAGACGCCTAGCGTAGACCGGGCTATCAGTTGCGGCGTTTCCGGGCGTTTGCTGCTGCTGGCAGATCAGCAACGCCTTACGCCCATCGAACAGCTTACAGAGCTTGGGAATATCAACGGGAGCATTGAACACGTTGTATTCAGGTTCCGCCCATTGGAATCTCCCCTCGGTCTCGAAGAACTTTTCATAAGCTCCCGGATACGTAGGAGGATTGGCGAACACGATGGTATGCGGGTCGTCCATGATGCGTTCCGCGTACTTCATCGGGTCGGTGGCCTCGTATCTCAGCCCACCAAGTCTGACCATATTCGCTGCGATTCGCTCCCGTAGCTGGCCGACGTGTTCCGAATCGTTGATGTCAAGATCAGCCAGAAGTTCACGGTAGTAATCGACATCATCGTGCTTGCTGAGACGCATACGGTATTGCGCCATGATTACGGTAGCCGCGTCATCCGCAGCGTTCCCGGAGAGTGGCACTGGAGAACCGTCAATCGTTGCCCGCATTTCGGTGAGAGGCTTACCGCTGTACGCATATCCGAGCGCTGCGGTGTACGCCCACACGTCGCACGCCTCGATTTGCTCCGGTTTCCAGCCGTTCTCCACGGCGACCATGCAGTTTGCGAAGGCTCCGGCGTACAGTTCGACGTATCGCGTATACCCTGACGCGGGTGCCTGCCTAAACAGATTCCCGTTCCAATCACGTTCGGGCTTATCCCAAGTGTTGAGGAACAATATGGACGGTGAGTTGAAACCTGCCATCAGACCGCCCCCCAAGAGTCGAACTTGGTGCCTCCCAATTCGAGATTGGGCGCTCTATCCGGTGAGCTAGGGGCGGAATAGCAACGGTCATTAGAATAGCACATTTTGATCGGCCTCCAAACCTTTTTGTAATTCCTTGACTTCTTCACCGGTCTTTTCCTGCCACCATTGGGCGAAAATCGTTCGGTGGCACAAGCCTTTTCTTACGTCATCGAAGCATAGAAGCACGATGTCTTTACCTCCGTTGAGTTGCGATATTGTTTCAAGTTCCGTTCTGATATGAGCGACCCCGTGTGAGTCCAGCATGGCACGATACCGTTCGGTGAATTCTTCGTCGGTTCCTTCCATGAACCATCGGCCCGGCGTCACTGTTTTCGCCGATGCTGCGATTGTGTACGGAAGTCGCCATCGTGGCGAACCGTACGTTATGCGTACCGGTATGCCTTGTGACGGGGTGAAGTCGCGGTATCGGTTTGTGTAGATCTTCATGTGCATCCTTTCCATGCAATGTGTGATATAGATATTATATCACGCTGTTGGTTCTTGTTGCAAATTGCCCACATTCTTAACTTCGTCTGGGAAGAATTCCATTTCCAAAGCCTCTACACCACCGGTGGCACCCCAATACGCACGCCGCGCCCTCAGAACGGTCGCCACGTCGGCGGACATGGAATCAGGGAGCCTATGGGCCATCCAATTCGACAGCTGCGCTTCGCTCCGCTGCTCCTGCTTAATTCTCCAATTAGCCGGGGTGGCCAGCCACACGGGAAGAGTCCGCACGTACTGCAATGGCGTACCCTCGCACGATTCCACGAAGCGTTTAGCCGCTCTCATGAGCGTGTTGGCACCGACCTCATCGAACGCCTGATTGAAGTATCTGAGGAATTCGTCCGATACCCTGCACTTCTTCGGCCACAAATCCATAAGCGCCTTGAGGGTATCCACCGAATAGCAGGCGACTGTTATTTTTTCTTTGTTGCGCGAGTATTGTTCTTGGGTTTTGTTCTCTTGGGTATTGTTCGTCAAAACCTCGTTTTGGGGTGGGTCAAAAGCAGGTTTTGGGGGGTCAAAAGCAGGTTTTGGGGTCGGTGCATGGTCATAACCCTGTTTTGTGGTGGGCTTCCACAGCGAGACGTGATACCGGTTGGCTCTGCCATCGGACTTGACCCGTCGGATATATCCAAGTTGTTCAAGCACGTTGAGGCTCTTGGATACCGTGGGCTGTGAGCAACGCGCGATTTTGGCGATGCGCTCCAGACTTGGCCAGCATACGCCGGTGTTGTCGGCGTGACGTATCAGCGCCATGTACACCAGCAGATCGTAGGCACCCAACCTGTCATCATCCACCGCCCAATTCGGCAGCATCGAAAAACCCGAGTTCTGTGTTATACTCGTATCGGACACGTTTCCGCCTTTCTGTTAGCGCCTCTCTTCTGTTCTCTCGGGGGAGGCGCTTACTTTATTCCTATTACTATTTTGTTTGATATTGGCGCGCCCGGTTCCAGTGCGCGCATATATATATTATATAGCTAGCACATGCTACTTGCAATCAAAAATAATCTGATGTATATTTGAATCATGTACGCTAAAGACTACACCGCAACGACGGAGCAGTACGCGGAACGCTGGCACCTCAACATCCAGACCGTCCGCAGATACTGCCGTGAGAAACGACTGCCATACATCAAGGTAGGTAACCGCTACTACTTCAACCCCGACATCACACCACTACCCGTAGGAGCAACGATCAACGATGAATGACCTAAGAATCACACTGCCGCTCGCACGCTTGGCGGCAGACCCCGAACGCAAACAGACCCGCAACGGCACCCCCTACATGCTTATCCGAGTCGCCGCCACAGGCGGACACATGGACAAGACCACAAAACAGTGGGTTGACCACGACACCATGTGGGCGACGATCTTCGAGTATGACCTGAGACTTGCGGAAACCTACGAACGCATGCTGCGCAAGGGCACACCGGTAAGGGTCGAGGGTGTCCTGAAATGGAAGACCGGCACCGACAACCAAGGGCAGCCGCGCACCGATTTCATTATCGAACACGCGACCATCAGTCTCGCCATGCTCAAAGCCAAGAACCAGCAGACTCAGCAAACTCAGCAGTCCGGCAACCAGTGGCCGGGAACCGACACGTTCGGCCCGACCAACTCGCTCAACCAGACCGACAACGAATGGGGCGTGTTCTAAATGGCAGTGAACGTCACCGAGAAAGACAAGACGCTCAACGAGATCATCGACTGGTGCGAACAGTTAGCAGCGGAAGGCCTGAGATTGGCGAGCGCTCTTTTAATGCAGTATGACATGGCCGCATACGGTGTCGTGAGGGGACAAGTCAACGCATACGAAAAGACAGCCGACCACTGTCGTTCCATGCTCGGCTATTCCGGCTCCATTCCGGCCGAGGTGCCGAATCAAAGCGAGGACGCGAAATGACGATTGACGAACTGCATGATTACTGCCGTTACCTCTTCGACGAGAACCATGTGCATGGCGTGCCTGACAAGTGGAGCGAAGGCTACGAGTTCGCGCTCAGTCTTGTCATGTTCAAGTGCCATGAGGGATTAACAGACGAAGACAGCAAGGCTGTAGCCGATTGGCGTGAAAAACATTGGAAGGACACGAAATGAGCAGGACTGATACCACCGCCATGCTGTCACAACTGGTGGAGAGAGGTAGACGATGAGCGGGACCCGCCGATATCGTAAGCTCTCCGCCGAGACGTTGGACACGCTGCTGAGGCTTATCTCTGAGGATAAGTTGACGCCGAAGCAGATCGCGGAGCGCGCCGGAGTGTCGCGCCAAAAGGTCTACGAGTACCGGAAGAAACTCAAGGACCGTGAGCAGGCCGCGCCGTTGACCGACATGTCCACGCTTGCGATCCATCAGCGAGTCATCTTCCGCCCGGACATGACCAACGAGAACCCGGATGACGTGAACGGGCCGAGCTTCATCGACCCGGACAGCGGCTTCGACTGTTCCCGATGCGGCCAGTCCATGAGCCGTGACTGGTTCACCATCGAAGGCAACCGAATCAAACCGGATTTCCGCTATTGTCCCGGCTGCGCGGGCGTGGCTACCCCATACAGGGACGACGCGATAAGCCCCGATGTGAGGTGAGGCCGGAGATGGGCGACTGGCGTGACAAGGCCGCAACACTCGCCATCGCCGCACCAAGGGAGAAATGTACGGACTAACCCAAGTCACCACCGATTGAAAGGAACCATAATGACCCGATATCTCGTAACGGACCAACAACTGCGTCGTGCAATACACTCGGGCATAAGAGCTCTGGACCTTAGCAAGCAAGATGATAATTACACCATCGAATCAACTGCCCAAGTCTCCTATAAAGTTCTAGAATTATTGGCCTCATCGAAGACCGCCGAATCGGAACAAACCGAGAATCTCAAACAGGCTGCTGGCCGTGAAATCGATACGAGCGAGTACCCATTTATCCAACTAGAGGCAGACGAACTCGTCCGGATGATCTGTGACGCCTACCAAACCGGCGTATTCTCAGGAAAGGAGCAATCATGAAATTCACAAAACGCGCATACGTCAAAGTTTGGCAGAACTGCCCAGAAGATGAACGCGAAGACACCACCATAACCCTCCTAGACTACGAGGACGCGAACGAACTCAACAGTATCCCGGTCGCCCTCCTATATCTGCTGGAGTGCCATGCGTTCGTCAACAGTATGGACGAGTTCGACATCCTCGAACACTGTCTTACAGCCGAATCGTTCGACCTCATAGGCTTCGTCAAAACCTACCGGGACATGCTCAGCAAAACCGGCGACTTCTGGACACCGATGAAGTTCATCACCGCCAGCCCGAAACCCGTGGACGGTATCCCACCAGTCTCGTACTGCCCACGTTGCAGAGCGTTAATCTGGCCGGACACCACACAACGCTGCATCAACGGACAACCCGAAAACGACGCCGAATACTATCAGCGAATTCTCGAAATCTACAAGAACAACCCCGACCCGCTGTTCTGCCACAATTGCGGTCAACGCTTCAAATACGTCGGCCAAGACCAGCTAGCATACAAGCACCAAAGCAACCGCGCCGACATCCTACGCACCCTCAAACTCAAGGCGGAAACGCAACCAACGTTCGACTTGGCGGAGATCAACCAATGACCGGCGAACCATTCTCGTTCAGCCTGTTCATTCCCGGCATCCCCGCCAGTAAAGGCTCCTACCGGCCAATCACCGGCAGGAGCCGAACCACAGGCAAACCCGTAACCCGCCTCATACCGATGGACAAGAAGGAACGCCCGTGGCGCGACCACGTCCGCGACACCATCCTCAGCCACAAACACCCAACCATCCCACCCAACTCATACGTGACCGTAGAAACCACGTTCTATCTCCCCCGCCCCAAAACCATCCCACCCACCAAACGAAAACACCCCACAGTCAAACCCGATATAGACAAACTCCAACGCGCCCTATACGACGCCATCACCGAAACCCAAATCTGGCATGATGACTGTCAGATAACCGACGTAACCAGCCACAAACGATACGCCGACAACACCACCACCGGCGTATCCCTAACGATCACATGGGAGCCAAATCAATGAAGAAACCAAGCGAATTCGACTACTTCCGCAACACCGACAAGCCGGAGAAAAACACAACCAGCTACAAAGTAGGCCGCATCCTCGGCATCCTGCTACTTACCCTAGCAGTCCTACTCACCACCACCGGCACTATCGCCCTACTCAAACTCCTGATAACCTACATCCTCGCGTAAGGAACCATCATGCCTCTCAGCCAACACAAAACCGAACTAGCCCTCCAATGGCACCGCAAACACTACAACACCGAATACATCGCCAACCTACTCAACACCACCCCAGAAGAAATACAAACCATCATCAACCAACACCAACAACAAACTAAACCCAAGAAAGCATAAAATACCCCTTATGAGCAACGTAACCAGAGACGCCCACGGCAGAATCACCGGCGGAGTGAACAACCCAACCGGTAAAGGCGGCTTCCAAGAACGCCCACAAGACCGCAGCCGCAAATGGACAAAACGCGGCAGCGTGAAATACAACCTCCAACAATTCCTTGAACTCACGAACGAGGAACTAGATGAATGGGTGCAGCGTCTGGACGAACTGACCCAAGCCGAACAGATCGCCCTACGCCGTGTTCTTGAATCGAAGAAGAACGGTGAGAAAGGATTCCGCGCCTATCAGGACATTGCCAACCGTACCGAGGGAATGCCCCGACAGCAGGTTGACCAGACAGTGCAGATGTACGAGCCGCCTACGATCAATGTCACGGTGAAGTAAACAGACCCGAGCCTATTATTCTCAATAAGGCTCGGGTTCCCTCGGGTGAAGACCAGATTATTGAGAATCGCGCACACATTATGGAACAAAACGGAACATTCAACCTTGTAATCCCCAAAGCGTATGAAGATCTATTGTTCTTCCTCCATGACCGTGATAATCCGCCATACCGTTACTACGACTACAGCGGAGGCCGTTCGAGCGCAAAAAGCACCAGCGTAGCCCTAGCCCTAGCACTCGAAGCCAGCATGTACCCCACCCGCATCCTATGCACCCGCGAATTCCAGAACAGCATTCAGGAAAGCGTCAAACAGCTCCTAGCGGATATCATCAGCCGCTATGAGCTTCCCGGTTTCACCATCACCCGCGAACAGATAACCCACGTCAACGGCAGCGTGTTTTGGTTCAAGGGCTTGCATGAAGACCCGGAAAGCACGTTGAAAGGTATCGAGGGTGTGGACAGGTGTTGGATCGAAGAAGCGCAGTTCATCACCGACCATAGCCTAGACGTGTTGCTGCCGACTATCCGAAAGAACGGCAGCACCATTATATTCACCCGCAATCCACTGACCCCGGAGGATGCGATAACCACACGTTTCGTCACCCATCCGAGCGAACTCACCAAACAGCGCACCACCCACCATCACACCACATGGCGAGACGCTGAACAGGCCGGAATCCTTCCCGAGGAAATCAAACGGCAGGTCGAAGAATCACGAAACAACCCAGACTTCGCCCACATCTGGGAGGGGATGCCCTACGAGAAAACAATCAACCAGATCATAAGCTGGCAGCAACTCACGGCAGCGACCGAGCGCCAACCGCAAACAGACGGCGGCGTAAGCTTCGGCGTTGACGTGGCCCGATACGGAGCCGACCGAACCGCCGTAGCCATCGTAAAGGGACGTCACCTAGTAGACCTCGTTAGCTGGAGCAAGACCAGTCTTGTCGAAACAGCGGAACGCATAATTACTCTTGCTGGGACACATCATCCAAGCATCATCAACGTGGACGATACCGGCGTAGGCGGAGGCGTAACGGACATTCTCCGCAGCCGAAACCAACCAGTGAACGGCGTCAACTTCGGAGCCAAGCCCAAGCATCCCGACCGCTATCCGGCAGTCAGTTCGGAATTATGGTTCGAGTTTGCCGAACAGCTTTCGGAAATCACCATCAACCCGAATCTGGAACACCGAGCCGAACTGTTTCAGGAACTCAGCACCCGTGAATGGGCAATCAACAACAGAAACCTACGCGAAGTGCAACGGAAGAAAGACTACAAAACAGAGAATCAGACTGGTAGCCCCGATTTAGCGGATAGCGTCCTTCTCGCCTACTACAAGCCGCTGCAACTTCCATCGTGGGACGTTGCGGTCTGCTAGCTCTTTAGGTGCTGCACCCGGTAGACTAGACACAGAGTTTACGACGAATCGAGGAAAAAACGTGAGCTTACTCAACAATCTCCGCGACGGGTTTATGAGCGCTTTCGACCGTAACCATGCGCCAAGCTCAACCCCGACGCCTATGGGCGGGAACATTTGGCAGCCGATGGGCGGCAACACCATCCCCATGCACGACACCTACGACAACGTGTTTCCCTACGTGAACGCCATCGCCCAACGGTTCAGCACGGTAATCCCCCACGCCGTGGACGCGGACAACAGGCGCATCGAACCAGCCCCCGCACCGTTGGCCGCACTCTACGCGCCCAACGACACGTATTCGTGCTTGGAATTCCTCAAGATCGTTTGCGCCACCATTCTCACCCAATCCCACTTGGACGTACTCATCTGGACAACTAACGGGCCGGGCGGAGACATTACAGCCGACAACATCATCGGATATACGCTGCTACCGTCGAACAGCCGCCAATACAATTCCACGCGCTCGGACTGGTATCATCGCGTTACGATGGACTTGGGCGACGGCGAACGAGTCTACGAATTTTCCCGGGACGAAACCATCGCTCTCAGCTACAGCCAGCATCCGAACGACCCGACGCGCGGCATCGCCCCCGCCATGACGGTGAAGAAGTGGGCGAACGTGGACGATATGATCGCCGACTATGAGCGTGGTTTCTTCGGCAACAACGCTGTACCCGCTGGAATGCTCGGCATCGTATCGGAAAACACTGAAGACTTCCAACGCAACCGCGAACGCCTCGAAAGCACATTCCGTGGCGCGGGCAACAACAATGGAATCGTGTACAACATGATTCCGGTTGACCCTATGACCCATAAGCCCAGCACTACAAGCAAGCTGGTGTGGATGCCGTTCCAGAACTCCAACGATAGTATGGACTTGCAGACCGTGAACGACGTGGTGAACAACCGACTGTCGAACGCTCTGGCAGTACCGGACATTATTCGTGGCATCGACAACGGCCAGACCTACTCCAACGCTGAACAAGCAGAGCGTGCGTTTATCGAGAACACGCTCAAACCGTTGTGCATGACGGTGTGGGATAAATGGCAGTTTGAGCTTGACCGGATCACCGGCGGACTTGGGTATGGCATCACTTTCGACCTCGATATGCCTTCCCAAACCGACATGGAGAAGGTGCAGGCCGACACCCAGAAGGTACGTATTGACTCGCTCACCCAACTCCTGAACATGGGTGCCAGTCTGGAGTCTGCCGTGGATGCGCTCGGCTTACCCGACTCGTACAAGCGTCTTGACTTGCATCAGCAGGCTCCGACGCTGACTACCCCAATAGCCGCAAAACGGTATAGCCGTAATATCAAACCGCAGGAAACGGCAACAGAGAAACGCATCCTTCCCGCCACCCGAACCTATGTGGACAGGGTTATCAGGCTCGCCCGTCGCTCTCAGAACAGTTTGCGCGACGATCTGGAAGCCATCGGCGACCAGTGGATAAACGACGTGGAAGACGACCTGATGACCAACCTCGCCGCCTACGCGCGCCGTACCGGCTACGAGTTGGAGCAGGTCATTACCGCGTGGACGGAAGTCCACCCCGAAAGCTCCATCGCCGTGGAAGTCGAGAACTATACGGCGGACGACTGGCGACAACTCTACTTCTGGGCTGAACTCCCCGATACGGTGCATGAAGCCTACGTGGACCACTTGCGTAGCATCGCCAAGTCCACCAGCAAGACCATCACAAACAACGTCCTAGAAATCCTGAACCGTGCCGACGTGGAACAGTGGGACGCCGAACGCCTGCGTGACGAGCTCGAACGCATGGGCAACGATCACGCCGAACTGATTGCCCGGTGCGAAACCGTCCAGTCCCAGCGGCTCGGCAGCTTGTACAGCGCCCGCAATCTCAGCGAGACTCTTGGCGTCCGACTAGACAAGGTATGGCGTACCAGTGGCGACGGAAAAGTGTGCGAATTCTGCCAACACATGGAAGGCAAGCGAATCTCATTGGATGACACGTATCTGGCTGAGAACGCCAGCGTCGAAATCGGCGACCGAGCATACGTGAACAACTTCGAGAGTATGCAGACCCCGAACGGACACCCCAACTGCCGGTGCTACGAGGATTACGAAGTAGTGGAGGCCGAATCATGACGTATGACATCCATTGCAAACGCTGCGGACGGTATCTAGGTTCCTGCGCCCGTGACACGATGGTGACGCTCAAATGCCCGAACTGCAAAGGTTTGGACGTGTATCGCATCGTGCTACTATGGGGGCCAGAACATTAAGCCCATTAAGGACGTTCGACCGCACCACTACCCTACTGAATTGAAAGGGCCAAAATGAAGACTCGCAAGAGCTTCGCCAACAGCGGTGCCCCAGAAACCAATGGTCGTACCCTCACCTTCCTCGCCAACAGCGGAAAAGTGATGTGCGACGGACTCACTGTAGATTTGAAGACACTGAAAGCGCCGTTAATCGACGGCACTCTGAAACTCGTGTCCGATCTCACCGAGTCCGACAAACTATCCCTTCCGCTCCTGATCGACCACATGCCCAGCATCGAATGCCAAGCGGGTGCAATCACCCGACTTTGGATGACCGATGATGGGATGATGGCCGAAGCGAAACTCAGCGAGGTCGATCAGGGCGAACGTATCCGCCAGCTTGCCGCCGACGGATGCCTGACCAACAGTTTCAGCATCACCGTTGAGTTCAACCAGCGTCCCGGCAAGGACGGTACCATCCACGATGGCGAACTACTGGAAATCAGCGTCGTATATCGTGGGGCCGACCCAAGGGCCGCTTTCACCGCAATCAACAGCCGCAACAACAAGAATGGAGACCCCATGAACCCGGAACTCCTGAAGAAACTGGCGCGTACCATCGCCCAGTTCAAACTCACCCCGGACGAGGCGGAACAGCTCACCGATTCCATCGGTGACATCATGCAGTCCGCTCTCGATGACATCACCGCTGCCATCACCAACCAGAAGGAAGGCGAGGGCGAGGGCGAGGGCGAGGGCACCCCGGAACCGGAGGAACCCGTGCAGACTTCCAACGGCCGCACGACCATCATCATCAACAAAGCCAACCACGCCGCCCACCAGTCGGGTACCGTGAAGTTCTCCCACGACCGTAAGACGTGGCTTGACTCCGACGACGCCATGATCGCGTTCGAACGTGCCCTGATCGACACTGATAACAAGGGTGTCGAAGCGTTCCACCGTGAGTGGGCTGACACCGTGAACCGTAACATGTCGGACACCGCATCGTTCGGCGTTGACACCACCAACGTGGACAAGTTCATCCCGACTGCGGCAATCACCACAATCGAGGACGCGCTGAACACGCGCGGCTCCGGCCTGTGGAATCTGCTGCGTAAGACAGGCATGGATCGTCTCACCATCGGTGGCAACATCGCCGGTCTGACTGACCAGACCCGCGCCCACGGCTACCCTGTGGCCTCCTACGGCACGAAGAAGAAGGAACAGGTGCTTTCGTTCGTGAAGCGTGAGCTTCAGGCCGATTACACCTACAAGTACATCACCCTTAACAAGGGCGATATCCGCCGCACCCAGCGTCCGGGCGCTCTGCTCCGCTACGTGTTGCAGGAACTCCCGAACTACATCGTCCAGACCATCGAACGTCAGATCACTCTTGGTAGTTATACGGACATGGCGCATTTCCGTTCCGTCGTGACCGACGCAGCAGACAAGTCGTCCGAGTGGAAGGGCAACCGTTTCGCGCTCTCCTACACCATGACAGATGACACTCCGCTGATGGACTTCGTGCGTGCCTCCCACATGGTTCGCGCTCAGGGCAACAAGGTGCTGCTGTGCAACGCTGACACCGTGGCCGATCTGCTGATGTCCGCGAACGCTAACGGGAATACGTACATTGCTCTCGGCGGTGACGATACTCTGGCCCGCGCCCTCGGCGTTAACCAGATCATTACCCCGGAATGGTGGACGGACACGGACGATACCACCACTATGGGCGTCATCATGTCCGCGTCTCACTACGCGGTGGTTGGCGATACCTCCATCGAGGCGTTCACTAACTTTGCGCTGTCCACTAACACCAACGAGTATCTTCAGGAGATTTACGCTGGTGGCGGTCTGGACGCGGAGAAGTCCGCCGTGGTCATCAAGCCGAAGGGTGAATGAGGTGATCTACCATGACGATGAAACAGGTTCGATTCGTTAAGGCGGACTCTCGTAACCCGGTTCAGGACATCGCCGAACTAGCGGTGTTCGACGCTTCGGGTAATCCCGTTGACCCTCCGACCTCCGGCGACGCCGAGATCGGCAATAACAGCGTGACCACGGCGAAGCTGGCCGACAAGGCCGTGACTGCGGTCAAAATCGCTGACAACGTTCTGCCGACCAACGCGACCATCGCAAAGGCCGGTCTAGTCAAACAGGCTACGCACGTTGACGGCGCGTCAGGCTCGGTGCAGGATATCGTGAACGCGCTCGTTACTGCGGGAATCATGGCGTCCGCCTGACACGCTACCCTAAACAGTAGCGGGACTGCACCGCAAAGGCCCTATCTCCTACAATGGGAGGTAGGGCCTAACTCATTTTCGGAAGGAGCGATCATGGACATCGACGCAAGCGTAATCGATCAAGTGGGAGAGACGATCTACGCGCGATGGAAGGACGCCGCGCTCGCAGACCTCGCCAACATCATATGCCAAAAAGACCTATTCCCGATTACGGATGATTACGTGGGAATTGTTGTAGGAGATGGCCGCCACATAGCGTTACTGGCATGGTATTCGGATGTGACCAACGTGCAGACCACTGACGGTGTGAAGCTCGATTTTCGCGTGAACTACGATATGAGCGACGGGTGGACGCCCGAAACCAAATACGCCAACTGCCTGACAATCGCGCAACGTCTTAATGTCGGCACGGCAATAATCGTGACCGGAACGCACGGGTTCGCCAAGCTCCCCGCCCCATTATCTTCAGTATTGGCGGCTGTTATCGAGGCAGACCAGAACGTTCTTGAACAGACCGACCGCATCACATCCAAGAGCATAGAGGATGTGAGCGTAAGTTACGCAACAATCAACGAGACAGCCATGGAACGTGCGTTGACCCCGTATCGTTCGCTTATTAACCAGTGGAGCCTATGCCGAAACGGCGGAGACAGCGGCGGTATTCTCTCCATGCCGCGCAAGCACTGTAATCTGCCGTGGTGGCTCAACCCGCAGGATTACGTGGGGGGTGACTACGCTTATGGCAACGCTCTGTGACCCGTTCCGCTTGTTCCCGAACCAAGTCCAGACGGCTACGCTTTGGCGGTATACGGCTCCCGGTCTGCCTAACGAACAACTGGCCGACTTGCAGGTGATCGTGAAGCATTCAACACAGTCCGACCAGCCGACCGAATACGGTTCGCGTATCAGCAGCCGACGCTTCCATATTCAAACGGACACGGTTCCCAAGAGTCTGCGCGATAACATGGAATTATGGCCCGACCTCATGCTGGAACTCTCCGATGGCAGAGTGTACCAAGTCACGCAAGCCAGTCGCGGCGATGACATGGACATGGGTGAGACCCGGTTCATCACCGTGTACGGGAACCCGTATGGCAGGGACAGCATATGAGTTACCGATTACAATTATCCGCCGATTGGACACGTAAGCTCTCCACCCAACAGTTGAACAAGGGTGGCGTGCGAATGATGACGGACATCCTCAAGATGGCACGTCAGAACGCTCCCGTCTTGACCGGCGCTTTGCGTAACAGTGGCCGTTTCCAGCAGCTTTCCACGGTGAAGTGGCGTATTACGTTCGGCAACAGTCGCGTGCCTTACGCGCGTATCCGCGAACACACGAACCGGTTGCACCCGAACACGGTACGCTACCTCCAGCGGGCTAGGAACACTGCCGCTAGCCGTGCCAAATCATACTTCAACCTAGGATAGGAGCAACATTATGATTGATCTGGCCATGTGCATGACCCTCCAAAACGAGGGTTTCGGCACTTACGGAAAGACACTGTTCTTCGGCACCAGCCCAGTACTGGACACGGGTAGCGTCACGAACGCCGAGGGCATCTGGGTCAACGCGAACACGGTTGACATCAACGGCGATCTATACACCGACCAGCTCACTATCAGTAGCCGCTATTTCGACGTGATCGAACAAGGCCGTCTGATGCTCCGACTCCTGCACTTCGTCAACAATCGTCTGCATGAGTATTGCCGACTGACCTGCAACCCCATAGCTGATATTGACTTTGTATCAATCCGCGTGCATCCGGCGACCGCCATCGATATGGACGCCATCGACGGCGAAGGCCGCTGGGTGAAAAGCATCCGGTTCAATGTGGATTACAAACTCTCCCCCGAAACGGTAGAATAGGAACCGTCCATTAGTCGCCGCGTGTGCAGTCCCGCCCGACGAAAGGACAAACAATGGCTTCCTACCCCCTTATTGGCAAGAAGACAGTCTACATCGACGATATGGTGATCTCCCCCGACTACGTTCAGGATGAAGCTGGCAGCATTACCCTGACTCCCGGCACTACCGAGGTGTCCTCGCAGTCCGGCACTATCAACGTACCGAATGGCTCATATGAGGAAATGAGTTTCGAGCTGAACATTATCTGTCCGAGCGTCCGCTACCTCGGTATGCTGTTTCCGGAACTGTACCATAATGCGAAGTTCAAGCGCGTTATCTCCGGTTCGCTGTCCGAGACGGGTCAGGTGCGTTTCGGCGGCACCGAATGTGTTTCCAACACTCCGCGTGACATCATTATCCATAACGTGTGCGATGGCCATTCGTCCGCTCAGGACTTCCGTATCCCGCAGGCGCTAACCAGCGCGGGCGGCGAATTCACGGTGAGCCTGTCCGACCCGTTCGTGGTCACACTGTCCGGCTCGATGACCCCCGGCGCGAACGGTGCCGTCGTCATGGGCGAACTTGATCTGGATACCCCGTCGTACTACGACGAAGATTCCGGCACCATCAAGACGGAGAACGTTCAGCTCACCGCGCTTACCGCGTCCCCGGCGAACATCTCGGGCAGGGTCGGCGATCATGTGACTGTGAATGTGATGGCGTCTCCGAATGGTGCGACTGGTACCATCACCGCCACCGTAGCTGAAACCGCTAAGGCTTCCGCTACTGACAACGGGGACGGAACTTGGGACATTCAGTTGAAGCAGACCGGTGCGGGTACCGTCACGTTCAAGAGCGGCAGCGTTCAGACCGTGGTTAGCTTCAATGTCGCCGGTGCGTGAGCATAAGTAACGCCCGCCACCGTAGCTGGCACGGTCGGGTGGCGGGCGCGTGATAGAGAAGTTATTCCGAAGGGGGAACAATCCCATAATATCACACGAATGGAGCAACAATGACTACCCCTGTTTTGAGCATCGACACCCGAGAAGCGTTCCGCACCCTCACCGTGAAAATCGACGGCACCGTGTACACCATGCGCCCGCTCGGCTCGAAGGACATGCTTACGATCTTGGATAATGCGGAGACAATCGATAAGCTGAGCGCTGGCGTGGCGAACCGTGAGACTTTAGAAACCGCTGAAAAGATTATCTTCCCGTTGGTCGAATCGCTTATGAGTCCAGCTGATAAATTCTCCGTGTGGGCTGAACAGACCCGTAAGCGTAGCGACCTCGCCTATCAGCGTGCCATGACCGCGTTGTGCGGGCTTATGGCGAAGAACATCACGGTTGACATCAAGGGCGAATAATGAAGTCGTGGGATAGCCTGCTCACTCCCGCCGAGCGGGAGGCGATGAAGAGTTACAAACAGAAGGAGGCGGCTCGCAAGCCGCTTCCGAGCGTTCATATTCTCGCTGAGCTTGGGGACTTGTATGGGTGGCAGGCTATCCGCGACGTGCTGGAAAACAACGTTGATTCATCTCTGATGATGAACCTGCTCAGGGAAGGACGCCGTATCCGACGGCGGCGACTAGCGGAACAATATCTCATGACGTTCGATTGCATCGCCGCCGCGTTCAGCAAGAACGGCGACCGCAAGATTAACACGATTATCGAAAAACTCGGGAAGGACGTGTGATGGCAGACTCGACACTGACCCTAGACGCCGAGATCAACACCGGCGATTGGAACGCTGGCGTAAAGGATATTCAATCGGGTAGCCGTCAGATAGAAGAGTCGGCGCGGCAGGCTGATGAATCGTTGGGTGACGTTGACAAGTCTGCTAGCAAGTCTTCCAGCGGGTTCGGTAAGTTCGGTGCCGCCGCCGGTGCCGTTGGTGGTCTTGTTTCCTCGGGTATCGGCATGGCTGTGGACGCCATCGGTGATCTTACCGGAGACATTATCGAAGCCTCCGACTCTGCGGACAAGTTCAAAAGCACGCTGAACTTCGCCGGACTAGATACGGGTACTATTGACGCGCTCACAGCCAGCACTCAGACTTACGCCGACCAGACGGTTTACAGCATCAGCGATATTCGCAACGTGACCGCCCAGCTTGCCGCGAACGGAGTACAGGGCTTCGACAAACTAGCCGAGGCGGCTGGCAATTTGAACGCTGTCGCCGGTGGTAACGCGGAAACTTTCAGCTCTGTAGGCATGGTGCTTACGCAGACCGCTGGAGCGGGCAAGCTCACCACCGAGAACTGGAACCAGTTGGCCGACGCCATCCCCGGTGCATCCGGAAAACTTCAAGAGGCCATGCTCAAGAACGGCGCGTACACCGGAAACTTCCGCGACGCGATGGAGAAAGGCGAGATCAGCGCCGATGAATTCAACCAAGCCATAATGGACTTGGGTATGACCGACGCCGCGAAAGAAGCCGCTACCAGCACCAGCACTATCGAAGGTGCGATGGGTAATCTGGAAGCGTCCGTTGTCGGCGTGGGTACGACGATTCTTGACCAGTTCAAAGGCCCGTTGACCTCCGGTATCAGCATGTTGGCGCAGAGAATCAGCGGACTTAGCGGCGTGTTTACGGGACTAGTGCAGACTATCGGCCCGATTCTCTCACAAATCGGCACAACGTTCCAGACAGCGTTTCAACCAGTTGTGGGAATGGTGCAATCTCAGTTGCTTCCGGCACTCAAGCCGCTTATGAGTGCCTTACAGAATATCGGCAATGCCATCATGCCTGCAATCCAGCCCATCGCATCAGGGTTAGCTACCGTGGCGAGCTACATCGTACAAACTATGAGCGTTATCGCGACTGCTGTAACGCCGGTGATTAATAACATCGCCTCGTCGATTCAGACGGTGCTTCCGGCACTCCAGCCGCTAATGAGTACTTTGCAGAATCTCGGTAATGCCATCATGCCTATTATCACGGCCGCAATCCAGACCATTGCACCAGTGTTGTCTACCATAGTGAGCAACATCGGGCAAACTATGAGCGTTATCGCGACTGCTGTAACGCCGGTGATTAATAACATCGCTGCGTTGATTCAGGCCGTGCTTCCGGTAATCCAGTCAGCGTTTCAATCGTGGGGTTCCGCGATTCAGGGTGTCATTAACGCGGTTTTCCCATTCATCCAAACGATTGTCACATCCGTTATGAACGTTGTCAACGCGATAATCACCACCGTATTGGCCGCGATTAACGGCGACTGGTCTGGAGTATGGGAAGGTATCCAAAATATCGTTTCCAGTGTTTGGAACGGTATTCAGAATATCGTTTCCGGTGCCATTAATGCAGTGTCGGGCGTCATCTCAAGCGTGCTGAACGGTATTAGCGGTATTTTCAGCAGTGTGTGGAACGGCATCAAGGGAGCAGTAAGCAGCGCATGGAGTGGCATCACCAGTTCCGTCAGCAGTGGCGTAAGCTCGATGATGAATTTCATCACCAGTATCCCGAGCCGTATTATGGGCGTGTTTAGCGGAGCCGGGTCATGGCTTCTCAGCGCAGGCCGAAATATTATTCAGGGTCTGATTAACGGCATCACGAACGCCATCGGCGGGGCCATCTCTGCGGTCAAGAACGCTGTTAGCGGTATTATCGACGGTGCTAAGAGCCTGCTGGGCATCGCGTCCCCGTCTAAGGTGTTCGATCGTGAGATCGGTCGGATGATTCCTGCTGGTCTTGGCCGTGGCGTATCGGAGAACGAGCGTGCGGCCACTCGCCCGGTGGAAGAAATGGTGAATTCTCTTCTGCCGTCGTCCATCGTGACGCCCATGCCGGTAATGTCTAGCCCGGTGAACATGAACGCGAATAGTGGCCCGCGTGTGAACGCGCCTATCACGGTGAACGCGCTTGACCCGAACGCGGCCGCTCAAGAGACTGTGAGGGTGATTAATTTCCATTACGTGTGACAAGCCGCGCGGGTAGACTGAGGGTATGGCTATTTTCACCCTTGACCCGCGCGACGTTCGTCTGACCCTGAACGGGTTCCCCTTGTACGGAATCGACTCATACGGGTGTGAGTGGCACGTAACGTTTCAGAACGTTTCGGGATTGTTCGACGGTGTTGGTTCGACCTTGCAGACCAAAGATAAAGCGTGGTCGGATGGCTGGTTTAGCAATATTCCAGTGGCTCAGGGTCGCTCGATCAGTGTCGAGGGTCATATTATCGGCAAATGTACGGAAAACTGCATCAACGCTTGGGATGCGTTCAAACGGTCGTTCAACATCACCAGTCAGTCGCTTGTCGTGGAGTTGGGGAATATCAGCCGTCAGGTGCAGGTCATGCAATCGTCTTCCGCTCCATTGGTGGAGTGGGCTGGTGTGAACATTCTCAAATTCAGTATCGGACTGACCGCTTTGGACTCGTACCTTTACGATACTCAGTCAGTAAGCGGAAACACCGGGTTGCCGCACACTCAGGGCGGTATGACGTTCCCCTATCATTTCGAGGACCTCAATACTGGCGGTGAATCAACGTGGTTGTGGGCTGAAACAACCGTGTCGGGTAGCGTGCGGCTCACGAACACGGGTAGTGCTCCAAGTCCGGTAACGATTCGTATCGATGGGCCTGTGGTCAATCCGCAGGTTGAGCATAGTCCGAGTGGACATATCATGGCGTTCGATATCACGTTGGGTATGGGTCATTACATTCTTATCAACGGTGCCACGCATGAGATTCTTATAGATGGCACCGACCCGGCACGTGGCAGTGTGACCAGACGAGAATGGAGCTACGCGGAGATCGGGGAGAATATTTGGATGTTCAGCGCCGAGGAACCATCTGATAACGCATGGATGACGGTCACGTTCAACCCGGCTTACATCTAAGGAGGTGCCGGATGCCTTTTATCTCTAACCGATTGCCGCAGTCGAACGGCTTGCACTCTGACACGGCGCGTGTGCTGTGGCAGCGTTCCGGCTTGCAGTTCGTGGCCGTCACACTGAACGACGGTACGGTGATAGCCGAACTCCCCGACCTCCAACTAACCCACCTGACGTACCGGTTCGAGGAAACAACCAGCGAAACGGCCACGCTCCCGTGGCGCAACGCTCCCCGCAATTGGGACGAAGCCACCACACCGTATCAGGTCGCCATACTCCTGTTGCGCGAATCTACCGCCCTGTGGGGCGGTATCGTGGTCAAACGCGAGCGTGCAATGCGCGGAGACGGATTAACACTGACGTTGGCAACCGTCGAACACTATCTCGATAACGTGTACGTACAGGATCACACGTACACGAATCGTGACCAGTGCGAGATCGTGGAAGACCTCGTAACCACCACGCTTAAAAACCACCGTTTCAATCTCGTTGTCGAAGCGTCCCCGAGTAGCGTCAAACGTGACCGCACGTATGAAGCCGAAAGCGACAAAACACTGCTAAGCGTGCTACAAGAGCTTGCCAACGTTTTGAACGGGCCTGAATGGTGTACCTCGTGGCGTGCCATCAATGACGGTCATTATGAGCCTGTGATGACGGTAGCCGACCATATCGGTTCCACCACTCCGAGTACGACGTTCGATGAAAGCGTTATGACAACGTTCAATCTGCTGGAGGATTACACGAACGGGTACGGTGCTAACGCGGTTATGGCTGTGAGTACGGCGGACGCTGGCGACCGTCCGCAGTCCGATTGGATGATCGCAAATCAGCCTAACAGGCCCATGCTGGAATATGTGTTTCAGCCGTCCACCAGCATCAAGAACAAGGCGACGTTGAACGAACACGCCAAGTCGTCGCTGTTGCAGATGCAGAACGGTACCCAGACCATCACTATGGGCTTGAGTCTGCTTTCCGCTCCGATGGTGTACGAAGAGTGGAAGCCGGGCGACCTCATATCGTGGACAGTGGAAGAAGACACCGAGCATTTCCCCAACCATAATCACGGTACCGCCCGTATCATCGGATACGAGATTGATTTCAGTCAGGCATGGACTATCACGCCTACATTGCAACAGGAGGACGATAATGCCGAGCAAATTCAAGTTCAGTCTAGATAGCGCGGACGCGACCGCCCGCCAGTTCTCGGACATCAAACGCCAGTTACAGGAATTGCCGCCGAGTATCGTCAACAGCGTTAAGCCTATGGTCGATCAGATCACGGACATGTACGAGGAAGTGCAGACGCTGACGAACAATCTTGACCAGCGCGTGCAGGAAAGTATCACCCGCAACAGTTACACACGTGCCGAGATTGACGTTAAAACGCAGACGTGGAACTGGGGGGTATTGGCTCCCAATCGTGGTGGTACGGGTACCACCAACGCTTATAACAATGTGTTTGCGTCAGGCACTTGGCGCGCGGTGTGGGTGTTGTCTGACGGCACTATGGGCACGGCTCAGTCGATTCGTGCAGTGAAAACCGATATCGTGGACGCCGACGACTACATTCCCGTTGACGCTCTCCGCAAAGTAAAGTGGCGCGTATATCGGATGAAGGATGACAAGAACCTGAATCTTGATGATGCGCAACCGTTGGTCGGTATGATCGCCGACGATTTGGACGAAAACGGGCTGGGTTTCTTTTGTGAATATGATAAAGACGGCACGCTGGTAGGCATCAACTATCCCATGCTTGGTGTGGCGG